GCCTTGGCCATCTGCACGATGGTGGCCTCAATGCGTGCGGATTGAACCTGCATGGAGATCAGGAGCGCGCCGATGGCGACCATGCCGGCAGCGAGTGCAGCGGGGAGGGACGCCGCGAAGACGCCGCTAACGGTCTTGGTGTCCTCCTCCATCGGCGCGCCTTGGCTCGGTTTCATGGTACCGATCAAAGGGATCAGGCCTGCCGGCGAGGATGGCAAGGCCGCGTTAGCGGCCCTGTCCCCGGAGCTTCTTCTTGCCTCTGCGCCGTGGCCGCGAATGTTGGCCAAACCCTTGGCGCGTGGTCTTGGGCGGCCCGGCCTGATGGTCAAGGCGCGCGGTGCCGGTCTTGGACTTCACGGCCATCAGACTGCTGCCTCCGGCTCCTGAGTGGGCAGCTGTGGCGCGTAGGGATCAGCCGGCCACGCGGGGTAGTCGGCGCCGGTGATGTAGGCGGCCAGCTCTTCGGTGGTGGTGGTGGCCTCGATCGCTGCGATCTTGGTTTCGCAGTCGGTGCGGATGGCCTGGCGCCAATCCTTCATCTCGACGGGCACGGGCGTGCTGTTGTCGAGCTCACGCACCACGTACCAGTCAGTGGGTGTGAGCAGCGTGCCCGCAGCGACGCGCGTCTGCTGTGTCCACTGCTGCACCAGCTGGGTGTGATTCTTCGGCAGGTCAGGACCCCAGTAGAACCGCTGATCGTATGGAGCGGGGTCGGGCTGCTCGGTGATGCCGATCGCGGCACGCTCTTCTGGCGTGGCCAGCCGGAGCCAGTTGGCTGGGTAGCTGATGCCATCCAGCTCAAAAGGCACATCGGGCGAGATCGGGCGACCGTCAGGAAGGATAAACATGATCAGGTGGGCTCTGGTTTGAGGTTAACGGGGTCAGCGTGCGCGGGTCTCTGCAGCAAAACGCCCTCTAGGCATGACCTATCTTGCTCTAGCAAACTGAAATGGGTTTTCTGCGAAGGCTGCGTAGATGTAAGTGGCTGATGCATTTACGCGGTCTCCAGTGGCACGAAGCTTGAAGCCGTTAGAAAGAATATCCAAATAATCAACGCTGCTTTCTGCCGCGGAAGTGTTGGCCAGCAAGAATGGATTCACCACGTTGTAATCCCCGCGAGCGGTATCCACTAAAAGCCAGCTAGAGTTTCCGCCGCCATCACTGGTGCTGTTTTTGATCATCACCCACCTTGGCCTAAACCCGGTATAAACAAACGGCCCATCTGAGCTGCCATTGCCGGTGTAGCTGCCGAAAGAAGAGTACCCGACTACAGAACTCCACAAGTATGCAACGTAGGTGCCATTGTTTGTGTTGACATCTGCTGCCGTGCCCAGACTGAAGTTTGTGCTGGTGGGCGAGGTGCTGTTCCAGTAGGTGGCGCCAGTGGCTTTAGCTGCTGTGCTGTTGAGCAGCAGGTACTCCGTATTAGCCAGCGAGCTATGCCACACAGCCCAGTTGGTGGCAGAGGCAGCCGTACGCTGTTTGACGATCATGAACGACGGTGCCACTCCCAGAGAATGTGCAATCGTTCGGTTGGCACCGTTGCCGGTGTAAGTCACGATGTCAAAGCCATCGGCAACCGCCTCGTCCCAGCACCACGCCACATAGGTTGCGGCGTTGGTGTTGACCTGTGCCAGCGTGCCAAGCGTGAAGCCGTTGCTGTTGAACGCGGTGAGGCCGCCGTCGCTGGTGACTTCAGGGTCGGTGTTATTGGATTCCAGCCGTGCTTGGGTGCCGCGAACTGCGTCATAGATGGTGTGATCTGTTGCGGCAGAACGCGACTTGATCCACACCAAGTCTGGGCTAAATCCAAGCGAGCTAGTAGGTGTCAGCGTCGCGCCTGTGCCGGTATAAGTGACACAATCAAAGGCACTACTAGGCTTGGCGACTACTGGGGCGGGCAGGTTGGTATCGCACAGCGCCTTGAAGCCGCTTGGGGCGGTGTAGGCAAAGGGGCGTTGGCCGAAGTTGGCCACCAGAGTTTGGGATGTTGCATCACTCGCGGCAGGCTGCCATATTCTGGTTAAAGAAACAGTTGTAATAGGCGTGGTGTTCGTGGCTGGATTTCCTGTTAGCCAAGCTCCGTTCACAGAGATCCAATACTTGCCGCTAGTGCCATCGAAAGCATGTCCAACTATTGCACCGCTCGCTAGTGCTCCGCTGCCTGTGTAAACAGTAGAACTATTGACGGATACACTGCCTGTGTTGCAATTAAGCCCGACACTGTTTGGAATGTCATTGCTTCCAAGTGCTTCAGATCCACCGTTTTCGCAGGGTGTATCAGTAGGCGCAATGCCCCAGCGCTGGTAGGTTCTCGTCGCTGCAACTACTGTTTCCCAGTAATACTTAGAGTCATTTAGCGCAATACTTCCCCTGGAATTGCCGTAAGTCGCGCCGGCGCCAGTGCCTGTTAGTTCAAGATTTCCATTTGCTGGGGTTAGCAGAGATGAAGAATTAACAGGGTTCCAAGTGCAATAATTCCCCCTCACCTCCCCACCAGCGCCTGTATCGGTGCCGTAGCTCGTGGGCGTGTCTACGAGGGAATCGTTGCCTGTACCAGCGGTGACGCTCAGGTTGTTCGGCGTCCAGTTGTTGGAATTTCCGCTGTAATCCTTGCCAAGGGTGGTGGCAGTAGCGGCTGAGTTATCGGAGAATTTCAGCCAGAAGCCGTTGGTGCCGAATGTTCCGGTGTACGCCTTGGGCACCCACTGCCCGGTGGTGGCGTTCGTTTCGGCGAAGCTGCTGGGGGTTAGGGCTTGGCCGTCGATGAAGTGGATGTCGGCGAGGTAGCCGTCTTGATGCCAAATAAAAGAAGATCCGTCTGTTGTTCTCGCACCAATAACGTGTATGCCAGCAGCATTGACGCCAAGATCACTATTTTGAGAAACGTTTGCACTAACGGCATTTATCTGAAACTGCGTAACCTGCACCCCATTTACATAGATTTTCATCCTGTCTGCAGCGGTGACTTGCGTAGTATCTACGGACAGCACAATGTGATACCAGCCGGCAACATCCCGAAATGTTTGACTTGTGGTCAAAAGCGTGGCTGCTCCAGTTCCTGCCGTGAGTTTGGCTGGATACGTAGCGTCATCGCCATTGTGGAAATAAAACTGAAAAAAGCCGGTAGCACTTGTCGCCGTCCAAGCAGTTAGGAGCACTTGGTTCTCGGCGGATGTTTTGGAAAGCGCACTCCTCTTCACCCACCCCGCCCAGGTCCACGTCTTCCTGTTGCCCGCTGATGCAGGCGTTCTGGACAAGTAGGCACTGTCACTACTGTTGAATCGCAGCGACCGGCTGATTTGATACCCAGCGCCTCCGCCAGCATCAGCGCCAAGCAGCAGGCTGTTGTTGAGGATGCTCATTTCACGTCCGAGATCAGGCGGGCGGTGATGCGGGTGGCGCTCTCGACGTAGTAAGCGATCACGTCCACAGCAGAGGCCGTTGTCGTGAGTGTAGGTGCGGTGCCACCGGGGAACTTCCAGTTGCTGCCGTAAGCCAGCGTGCGGCTGCCGGTGCCGTCCTGCGTGATCACGATCGTGCCGGCCTGGCCAGCGGCCAGGTTGCTGGGGTTGGCCAGTGTGCGGTTGCCGCCAAGCGTGACTGAGAAGTTGTTGCCCGCCGCGAAGTCCGGGGTGATCGTTGCGCCATCGGTGAGCGCCACCACGCTGCCGCGTTGTGCTGCGGTGAAGCTCTGTGCTGTCGCCAATGCCGCGTAGCCGGTGATCGTCTGCCCAGCCGCGAACGTGATCGCGCCGGTCATCGTGCCGCCGGTTCTCGGCAGCGCAGCGTTTGCCAGGTCGTATGCCGACTTCACCGCGTTCGGTGTCGCCGCGGTGCTGGTGCTGGTCGAGCTGGTCGAGTCCGTCAGCTGCACCACGCCCACCACGCTGGTGGTGCCTGCCACGATCTTGCTGCCAGCGATCGCAGCACCAGCCGCGATGTCGGCGTTGACGATCGTGCCGGAGAGCACCAGCGTGCCGTCTGCGTTCGGCAGATAGATCAGGCGATCGGCGGTCGGGTCTGCCGCCAGCAGCCGCGTTTCGTTCGCGTCGTCGGTGCTGCCCTCGAACACTATGCCGACGTTCGCGCCGAGCGTGATGTCACCGGTGAAGATGCCGCCGGCCTTGGGCATTGCCGCAGCAGCTAGGTCATATGCCGCCTTCACCGCGGTGGGCGTTGCCGCCAGCACCGAGCTGGTAGTGCCGGTGGAGTCGCTCAGCTGCACCACGCCAGCCACGCTGGTCGATGCCGATGCCACGCTGATCGCCGGGGTGGTGGTCCCGTCAGTGACTGATATGGCGCCGAAGCCCGTCACGCTGGTGACGGTGCCCACGTAGTCGACGCCCCACTCAATGCCGGTGGCTGTGGCGCTGTTCGCGCGCAGCACCTGGCCGTTGGTGCCCACGCCCAGCTTGCTCAACGCGGTGCTGCTCGAGGCCGCCAGCAAGTCACCCTTGGTGTAGCTGGTGTTGCCGGTGCCGCCCTTGCTGGCCAGCAGCGTGCCGCTGGTGATGTTGTCGGCGTTGCGGCACTCGTTTGAGACTTCCTCAATCGCCGCCTGCACGTTGGTAGCCGAGACGCTGGCGCCTGGGGTGAAGCTGACGTTGTTGGCCGACTGCGCCACAAACGTCGAGCTAACGTCGATCTCGGTCCAGATCGTGCCGTTGGACAGGATCAGGTCAGGCGGCGCCAGCAAAGTGGTCGGCGCTGGAGCGGTGCCGGTGCCGCCAATCGACACCACGACGTAATAGCCGTTGTTGCTCGAGCTGGCAGATGGCAGAGCGTTGCCGACCGTCAGACCGATCGATGAGCCCTCGGTCGTTACGGTTGCGATCTGGTTGGTGGTGGCGTTGTAGGTGCCGGCGAAGATCACCGAACCGGCCGAAATGCCCAGGGGCTGCCAGACGTTGCCGTCCCACAGAAAAAAGGATTCGTCGAGCGGATTGAAGAAGATCTGACCGATGAAGTCGGCAGTGGGTAGCGCCTCGCCGAACTTGGCGGTGGAGTAGTTCGCCAGCTTGGCGCCGGTCACCGCATCGTCAGCGATCAACGCGGTGGCAAAGGTGCCGCTGGTGATCTTGCTTGCGGCCAGCTCGGGGATGTCCGCTGCGTCGAGCGTGGTGCCTGCGGTGACATGCCCCTGCGCATCCACGGTCACCTTGGGGTAGGTGCCGGCGGTGGCGCTGTTGGTGTGGTTCAGCGTGCCGCTGCTGACCGATAGACCAGTACCAGGTTGGATGATGCCCTTGGTGCTGGCGGTGGCGTCCGGCAGGTCACCGGGCACCAGCGCGCGGAAGGTGGGCGCCGCGTCAGCGCCGGTGGCCGGGCCGGCGAACACACGTGCCGCGCTCTGCGTGTCGAGCGTGGTGGTGATCGTCGCGCTGTAGTTGTCGGGGTAGGCGACCGAGAACGCCAGCGGGCTTGAGTCGCTGAAGCTGATCGTGCTCAGCGATGCTTGACGCACCCATGTGCTGCCGTCCCATGTGTATTCGATGCCGGTGTTGGTGTTGATCCACTGCTGGCCGATGAAGGCGCCAGAACCGGACGGCGTGGATGCAGCCACCACGGCGGCCGATTGATCGGCGAGCTTGGCGCCGGTGATCGCATCATCAGCCACCTTGCCGGTGGTGACTGCCAGGTTTGCCAGCTTGGCCTCGACCACAGCGCCGCTGGCGATCGTCGCGGCGAAGGAACCGGTGCCAGAGCCCGTGACATCACCGGTGAGGGTGATCGTCTGGTCGCCGGTGTTGGTGCCGGAGGTGGTGCCGCTGTGCGTGCCTGAGAAGGTGCCCGACTGCGTGGCGAGCGTGCCCAGCCCCAGCGTGGCGCGCTGTGCTGCAGCGTCTGCGTCATCAAGCAGCGCACGGCCTGCTGCGGTGCAGGTGATCTCCTCCACATCGCCAGCGCCTGCTGTTGCGCGGCCCAGTAGCACGTTGCTGCCGCTGGTGTCCTGCAGCTTGGCGTAGGTGACAGCGCCATCAGCGAGCGCTGCGGTGCCAAGGTTGCTGGCCTTGGCCGTCGTCACAGCACCATCAGCCAGCTTGGCGGTGGTCACCGAGCCATCAGCCAGCGCAGGCGTCACCGCCGCGTAGGCGCCGGATCGGTAGACCTGCAGCTCGCCGGTGCTGCTGTGCAGCCAGCCACGGCCCTCGAAGTTGTTGGTGGTTGGTGCAGTGCTGCTGATCGCCACCGAACTGCTGTCGGCGAGCTTGGCCGCGGTGATCGCGTCATCGGCCAGCGCGGTGGTGCCGAGCTTGGTGGTGCTGGCTTGGTCGAGCTTGTCGAGGTCGATCGAACTGGCATCCACCAGATCGAGACCGGCATCCACCAGATCCTTGGCGGTGACCTTCTTGGTCTGTGATGCCGAAACGTCCGCGATCGGCAGCACGTCGGTGGCCGCCACTGAGGCCTTGGGCAGCGCCGTCAGCTGGGTAATGCGTTGGTCTGCCAAGGCTCAGCCTCCAGGGGCACCACTGCTCAGGACCATGTTAGTCCTCAGTTTCTTTCAGCAGGAAGTCGAGCGACTGCTCCACCGTGATCCGATCGTTGTCTTCCTTGAGGATGTAATCCTCGATGGAACCGATCAGCAGCCTGATCTCACCTGTGGTGACGAAATCGATCGTGCAATTGATGATGTCGCCAGCACGTACTTCGACGCCGGCCTTGGCGACCATCGCATCGAATTGGTACAAGACGTTGTTCACGCCGGCATCCACCGACTTGTCGGTGAGGTAGAGCGCGCAGTCGAAGACGCTGCCGAGCTCTAGGCGCTGGATCAGTTGCAGCATCAGCAGTGGCGCCTCGGTGGCGCCGGCTGTCGTGTAATCGAAGGCGCAAGTGATCGAGCCGCTGCCGCTGAGGATGCCGGCGGAATACATCTGCCGGAATCGGTCGCTGAGCGTGGTGGTGTCGATCGCCTCGCGATCGGTTGCCAGCGTGTAGTCGATCACATTGCCCAGCACGCTGTAGGACACGTCGCGCACGCGGCACTCGATCGGGATTGGCTCACCGCTGAAGGCATAGAGCGCCAACTCGTTTGCGCGGGTGTTGTTGACCGCATCGGCGAAGGTGCGGAAGAAGCGCAGGCCGCCGGCTGCGTTCACGTTGACGTAGGCCGAGATGCTGGGCTCCACCGTGCCGCTGCTCCAGGCGGCGCCGGTGAAGCAGACCATGCCACGCGCGTCGGTGGTCGAGATGTCCACCCGGTCACCGGTGAGCAGGTTCTCGCCAGCGCTGTCAAAGCTCAGCCGGTTCAGGCTGGTGTTCACGTCAGCCGGATCGATCTGGTCTGCCAGCGCGCTGATCAGCACTGACGTGGCGCGCCGCAGCCTGACGTTGCCCTTGGTGCCGAGGAAGAAAGTCATGCGATGACGCCGCCAGCCACGAAGTCACCGTCAACGGTGAACTGGATTGGCACCACCACCAGCTCGCCGGTGCTGACGCCAACCTGCGCGGATGTGATGTAGGCGAAAAACTCAATGTCGTCTGCGGCGCTATCAGCCACGCGAAGCTTCAGCTTGATGCGATCAGCATCGGTGACAGCGCCGACCTTCTGGATCTTGCCGAGCAGTGCCGTGAACTCGGTCAGCGTGGCCGACTCGCCAGCCTCGAGGCGGTAGTAGAGCAGCGTCGCGCTGCCGCTTGCCGACTTCATGCCCGGTGTGAACGTGGCGGCTGTGCTGTCGATCGCTGTGGTGCTCAGCAGCTCCACGCTGGTCTCGAGCGACCAGTCGCGGATCTTGGCCACGGGCTTGTAGGCCGAGCCATCCCAGAACTCGAGTTTGCCGGTGCGGCCCGTATAGAAGCCCATGAACAGCGGCCCAGTCTGAAATCAGGCTAGCGAACAGTGAACAGATTATCCGCGAAGTTGGCGATGAGGCTCAAGGTGCGCCCGTCCAGCTCAATGCACGGATGCTCGATCGCGCTCACCGCTACTTGGCCTTCTTCATCCATCTGCACTTCGGTTACGCGGAACACCCGCTTGCGGTTGATCGTCTGCCCGAGCACGAACAGGCGACCGGCATAGGGTGCCAGCGCGGCCGCGGTGCCGTTGCTCACGGTCACGCTGTCCACTTGGATCACGGCGCTGCCGGACTGATAGGCCAGCGCCTTCAGGCCGCTGCCGTTCGGCACCTGCCCGATCGGGGTGTTGAGCACGCCGCCAGCCTCGACCACGCCGGTGGTCACCTGATCCCATTGGTTCTCGCCGATCGCCACGTAGATGTAGGAGCCGGGTTCCAGCACGCTGTCGGTGGGGAAGGTCGAGAAGTCGATCGCGCGGCGGATGAAGCGGCGCTGGTTGCAGAGCAGCTTGCCGAACAGGATCGCCTGGCTGCGGTTGGTGACGTACTGCGAGAGATCGAAGGTCTGACGCACGGCGTTCGCTTCGGTCACGTCCGAGCGGCTCACCTCCACGCTGCGGTTGCGGGGGAAGGTGCCATCGATCTCGGTGTCGCGGTAGATCACCGAAGCGATTAGATCCTGCACGTTGCTGCCGAAATCGACAAACTCCTCGCGGTAGCTGTCCTCGAGGATGTTGCCCTGGTTGAAGAGCGCGGTGATCGTCACCTCGCGGGTGATGTTGCCGGCCTCATCGCACGGCACGGCCGGCACCAGCGTTTCGCGGCCGCCGACACGGCCGAGCTCCAGCAGCGAAAACGGTGCCGCCTCAGCCCAAAACTGACGCCATGGCGTCTTGTCTGCGATCACGCCATCCATGAACAGGCCGTTCTGGCGGCAAAAGCGCTTCGCCAGCGCCAGCGCCTCAAGATCCACACCGCCGATCTTGGCGAAGCGGCCGATGCCGTTCTGCGGGTCGAGGATCGTGTCGAGGAAGATGTCCGGCGCAAAGCTGCTGGAGCCATCCGGCTGGGCGGGGTAGGTGCCGTCATCACGCAGCCGGCGCAGCTTCTTGCCTTCGAGCGTGAACACCGACAGCGAGCGCAGGTCTTGGATGCCTTGACCGCTGTAGGCGTTGAAGCCCATCAGCTGCAGGCCGTCGTACAGGTTGGGGTAGTTGCTGAAGCTCTCGGTACGCTGCTCGGTCACGGCCGTGATCGCCAGCTCGGGGCCACCCTCAAAGCTGAAGCTGATCTGCGTGTCCGAGCGGACGGAGAACAGGCCCCATTCGTCCACTTCTGACGGGTTGACGTTGAGCGGTGGCCTGAGGCCCATGCGAGTGCGCACAGAGCCGAGGAAGGTGAACTGCCCACCGGCCGGGCCGGGGATGATCACGGTGTCGCCGCTGTTCTCGATGTAGGCGAAGTCAGCGAAGCCGTGGGTGCGCATCTCGGCTGCAGTTTCCGCAATCGGATCGAAGCGAAACTGCCAGTTGCCGATGTTGTCGCCTGCGATGAACTTCAGCGACACGAAGTTATCAACATCAGCACCGCGGCGCACCGCGAAGATGTAGGGCAGCCGCGCCCACTCTTGCCCGGTGCGGCGGTAGCGCACCCAGAAGAAGGCGGAGCGCACCTTGGTGCCGTTGTCGCTGTCGCGGTAGTTCTTGACCGTCTCCTCGCCATAATTCTTGGCGCGGCCCTGCACGCGCTTGAACACCTTGACCTTCAGCGCGAAGTCAACCACGCGGCATTCGGTGATCGTCTCGTAACCCGCCTCCTCCATCTTCACGAGGCACTTGGTGTTAAAGAAGTCGTTCCACGCTTCCGGCCTGGAGAGATAGTCCTTCAGATAGGTGATGCGGTTCTGCTTGCTGCTGATCTCATTGCGCAGGTTGGCATCACGCGCGGCCATGGCAGCCAGATCAAGGTTGTCCGCGTCTTTGTAAAGACTTGCGATTTCCTCTTGCAGCTTGGCTTGTCGCCGCAGAAGCGCCTTTCTATCCTCGCGCAGGGTCCCGCCCTTTGGTGTATTGAAGCCGTACTCACTGAATGCCCAGTCTAGCTTTGCCTGCTGATTGCGGAGGCGCTTGCTTAGGTTTTCAATCCGGCCTCTAGCTTCTCTGATCCACTGCTTTCTTCTGTCTATATAGCTTTGGCTCGTGTTGGTCTTCTTTCGCTCAGCGCTGATCTCCTCTTGCCATTCCTCGATATTGTTTCTCTCGTTGTCCCTGTCTCGGCGCGTGTTGAGAACTCGTTGAGCGAAGGGGTTGATCCGATCGTCAAACACGTCGCCATCGTCGTTGACGATGCTGTCCAATTCGGCGGCGGTCCAGCGTTGATCGCGCAAATCTTCGATGCTGCCGATTAGCCCATTGATTTCATTTAGCTTCGCGGACACTCCACCGCCAACGCCTGCCTTAAGAATTGGCTCGTTGCGCAGCAGCTGCTCGTTCAGCGTTGTGATCTGCTGCTGCAGCAGCACGATCTCGCGGCTGGCTTCACTGCCGTTCTTTTTAAAGTCTTCTGTGCCGTAATCCTCAGTTGGGCACACACCAGATTCGATGCACTCCATCGCCACGCGCATGGAGCCGTCATCCAGCTCGACGTTCTTGATCGGTGCCGCTACACGGAACTTCGCGCTGCCCAGCTTGTAGGTGCTGGCCGCGTCGATGTAGCTCGAGAGCGTGCGGCGCAGTTCGCGCGCAGCGCGTGCGGTGTCGCTGTCGGTGGACAGGATGCGCCGGAAGATCAGCGTCATGCGCTGGCCCACGGGTACCACCGGCCGCTCATCGTTGAACACGTTGGTGGGCCAATAGCTCTGCAGATCGTCGATCTCGATGCCGACCGGGGCATCCCGTTCGTCGCCGTCCTCGTCGCGGTCGATGTAGTTGACGTTGATCGGGATCGGCGCAAACACGCCGAACCGGGTCATGGTGCTGGGCGAGAAGGCTTGGCTGAAGCCATCGGTGTGCTGATCGCCGATCAACGTCGGCCGGTAGGCAGCGCTGGTCGCCGCCTCGCCGATTCGGGTGGGGTCGCTTTCATCACCGCGGATCAGGTCGGCGAACTGCAGCGGCCGGTTGGCGCCCCAATAGGCCCAGGTCTTGCCGGCTGCCAGCTGACGGATCGGTGTCTGGCCGAAGGCGATGCGGCCCGGTCCGATGCGCTGGATGTCCGATGCACCGACAGCGACCAGCATCTGCATGAACTGGCTGGAGCCTTCGGAGTGCACCGCCGACCACACCAGCGAGGTGGCCACGCGCACGCCACCGGTCGGGTTGTCGTAGGTGTTGCAGTAGACCAGGTTCACCGTGTCGCCGTACTTGGCGAGCTCCTGCTGCGAATTGAAGCCGAAGCGCGGCGCAAAGGTCTGATCACGGCGCTGGCGCTGGTTTTTCTGCTCCAGCTCCGGCTTCGGTGCGAGCAGGTAGCTGACCGCCTGCAGGATGATGCCGACCACCGCGAGGATGATCGAAACAGGCTCCGCACGCAGCTCCTGCAGCTTCTCCTCACGCGATCGCGTGAAGTCGTGCTGCACCGCGAGGAAATCGAGATACTCCTCCTTGCTGATCTTCAGGATCTCGATCAGCTCGTGCTCGTAGGGCAGCAGCTTGCGCGTCATCGATCCATCCAGAAGAAGCGCGCCACGCCATCAGGTAGCGGCGCCTGCACTACATTCTGCCCCGGTCCGATGAACAGCAGCGCC